CAACCGTCTGGACGTTTTCGACTTCCTGAAGGAGTCGCGCCCGGATGGCCTCCAAGGAAGCAGCGCCGATTACCCGAAGGCTGGCGCGGCGGCGCGCGCGAAGCTCCACATCGTTCTCGACGTTGCGGCCCAGGATGCCGTCCAGCGGGTTGGTCACGGAATCCCATCCCGTGACCGGCGTAACGATTTCATCCACCGTCCCGGCAAGTGCCAAGGTTGGGCCAGTCACCGTGCATAGCGCCAGGGCAGCCGTAGCAATATCGACAACCTGCATCTGGCTCGAGGCCTCGACGTTGAAAGCCGTTTCCTCATCGTCGGCCACCAACAGGATGTTGTCTTCATCGTCCACCGTGGCGGTCACGTCATGGGGCAGCGCATTGATCTGCGCGATAAGCAACGCGGGAAGGTCGCCGGTCGTATAGACAAGCTGCGCGAGGTCTTGGTTCACGCGCACCTGGTAGGTTCCCGCGGCTGTGCTGACAAACTCCAGTGTGGCGCGCAGCGCGTTGGTCTTCGAGATGATGGTCTGGGCGGCCGTGGTGAACACGGCGCCGGTTTCAGGTACGCGGGCCTGGCTGCTCGCGGGCACCACGGCATTGTCGCTGCCCGTCAGCCACAGCGTGACTTCGGTCTTGCTGGCATCGAGCCGCTGTACCCCAACGAGCTCGACGGCATTGTCGAGTGACACCCCGGTCGATGTGCTGGGGTACATGGCATTATAGACGGCCTCCAAGGCTTCCCACAGGTCCGCCGAGGTCTTGCTGAATACGCCGATGATCTGCCCGAACACCGAATCAGGGCCAGTGGTGATGTCTCCGAATTCCGCCCGTAGCGCCGCCTCCAGGTCTGCCTTGATTTCAGGCAGGCGCTTGCGGGAAAAGCCGGTAGGGGTAATGCCGAATGCCATGGTCTACACCTCGAACAGTTGATTGAATTCCAGCACGCCAAAATCGGTGCTGGCGACAAAGGTAACGATGAGCTGCCGGGTCAGGCTGTCGAATTCCAAGGCGAGCTGATCGACGGCCCTGACGTTGGGGGTGCCTTCGATCTCTGCCCTGAAGATACCTTCCACGACATCGCGCTCAGGCTTCTTGATGAGGATGTCGCGATAGTACGGGATGCCCGCCCGCACGTCGAGGAACCACTCCCCAAGAAAGAACCACAGCCGCACCTTGATTTGCTGGGCTACGCGCGCGGTGTTCTCGACAAGCGACAAGTCGAACACGTCCAGGGTGAGGTCATGCGACACGGTATCTAGGGCAAGGTCTCGAAGCATTCTATTCCACCTTGTTGCTGGGGAATTCCGTTGTCAGGTTACCGGGAGCATAATCGATTACCGGCGTGGTGACTACTTGGTTCGCCTGGATGTGGGCCACGATGGCCCTGCCGACGGCCTGCCAGAATGCGACAAACCATATCGAGTTGAACACGTAGGTCGGGAAGGCGATGCCGATGACCGCGAAGACCTTCACGATCTCGGCCGCAATCTCGATACCCATGCGGTTGCCGTCCATGCCGTTGGCTGCCATGACGCTACGCTCCTATGCTGGGGTTCAGGTTTCCACGAATCAATTGCAGGCGGGTCGCCAGCTCAAGGTACTTTTGGTGGAACAGCAGGTGGCTGAACGGAATGCAGATGTCTTCCGTCAGCGTCATGAGCAGCTCGGTCAGCAGCGTCAAGAGTTCCTCCTGGGCGTTGCCGATGGCGAAGCGGTTGTCATCGTTGACGACCAGGCGGAAGCCGTTATACACGAGCTCCACGTCTTTGTTGGTGGTCGAGGCGCTGGCGAGGTTGAAGGGGTTCAGGCCGGGCAGGGCAATGGCATCCGTCAGGTCAAACTTGCGGGGGTCTTCCGGGTTTTGTTCGCCGCCATCCTGAAGCCATTTCTCCATGCTGCGCTCGCTGAATACCAACAGGACGTTGTCCCCAGCCTTCACCGGGAAGGTCAGGGAAGCGCCGCCCGAGCGCGGGAACACCACGGGCACCCGGTCAATGATCGGCATGCTGACTTCTTGGCCGTCGCGATACTGCTTCTTGATGAGGGGCTGCACCGAGGCTCGTTGCTGCGTGTGGTCGTAGCTCTCGATGCGGGCGGGCATCGTGGTGTGGATGTCGCTAACGGCCTCGTTGGCCGCCAACCTCAAGAGCTCCGTTAGACTTGTGCTCACAGTTCCGATACCTCTACTTCGCTGAACCAGTCGGCCCCGTGCGTGTCGCCTTGGTGGCGAACGCTATTCACCCGAAACATACCACGGGCCTCGCGGCTTTCCAATTGTACGGTGCCACCCGGTTCTATCTGGGGTTGCAGTAGAGTCCGAAAGGCCCAGCCGGGCTTGCGCTTCGCCTCGGTCAGGGAGCCGCCTTGATCGTCCAGGGGCGACGGGCTGGACAGCAGGCCGGTGCTGCTCGATACCAGTACGGCCGTCTTCCGGTTGGCACCGCCGCGCTCGACAATCTGGAGAAAGCCATTCTGTATCGAGTAGTCGAGGCCAGCACGGTCCAGCACCTTGCGGAGCCCTTCGCGGGTCGGACCTGCGTAGCTGAAGCCTTGGGTCCACCGAAGGCGCGGCACGTCGATGCTATCACGTATCTCAAGGCCAAAGTCATCCACGAGCTTCTGGACGATTTGCTGCATGTCGGTGCCACCGCTGAACGATACGGAGCTTCTGCGCTCCCGCAGCTCGGTGGCACCGTCGCCCGCCTCAATTCGGCTCACGATGTCGGGCACGGGGTAGCGGTGCTCTACACGGCTCACCCGGCCGGTGAACAGCACTTCTTCGCCGGTGGCCTCAACGTAGCCCGCCCGGATGATGAGCTGATCGTCCAGCGTCTTGATGCGGTTGCGGGTATCTTCGCTCAAGTTCATGATTTCCACGCGCGCCTTGTTGGCCTCGACGCGGTCGGACTTATCGACCTGAAACAAGATGCGATTGCCGGTGAACCGGAAGCCAGTGCCGCCGGGCGGGCCAATCTCAATGCTGGCTATGCGGTCGTAGAGCTTCACGCAATCATTGTCCTTGGAATGAACAGGAGCTTTACCACGCCGCCCAGGTCGAAGCGCCCGATCTCGGTCATGCGCTGCGTGGCATCGAAGGCCACGAGGTAACCGGCGGGCAGCCGCTCATCGGCGAAGCGGTCGAGCAGCTCATAGTTCAGCACGATGGGCACCCCGGTCAGCAGCTCTACTTCTTCGCGGGTCCGCACGGTCAAGTGCCAGAGCTGCGTGCGGGTATTCCACACGACGGTGAGCCTAAAGACTTGTCCCGCGAGAACCGTTTCAATGGTCTGCGCGGGCAGCAATGAATTTATGGGGATGGTCTGGACCATTTAACCGCCTCCCGTGATGATGTTGTACAAGGTGCTGCCCGGTTCCGTGGGGGTCTGGGGAGTTTCTGCAGGGGCGGTCTGTCGGCCCGTATCGCTGGGGCTTTGGGCTTGGTCCTGGACGCTTCCCAGCGGGTCATTCTCCAGCGCGGCGGGCTGTTCCTCGCGGGCCGGTAGTGCCTCCTGCGGTATCTCCACGGTCTCGCTGTTGGCTTTCTGGACCTCAACGAAGTCAACGGTAAACCGTAGGGCGTGGCCGGTGTTCGGGTTCTTCGGCACGTCGAGCTTCTGGATAGCCATGCTGCTGTAGCGCCGGTACTGCGTCACGACCTCAAGGAGCTCGCGGGCCTGCCACATGCGTTCCAGTTCAATGAACGCATTCTGAGCGCGAGGCGCGAGCTGGGCACCGCTCAGCAAAGGCGCGTCAGTAATGAAGCCCTCGACAGTCACGCGGCGGGGCTGATTGTTGATGTGGTCGGTGATGGTCGAGCCGTCTTCGACCGGCCACTGTGTAACGCGGTTCTCGCGGGTGTGCTGTTCGCGAATGGTGACATCGAGCAACATGGTGCCGATGCGGCCCTGCCGGGTGGGGCGGCGCTGGAAGATGAAAGCCAGTGCCATTACTCTGCCCTCGCGAAGTCGGGCTTGGCCTGCGTGAGCCAGTCCTGGAAGGCTGATTGATCGAACACCCGCTGCGCTGCCGATTCTACGACGCGGACCTGTTCCTCAGTGCTGCCCGGCGGCACCGTCACGTTGATGGTGGCGTTGAGGTTCTGGTTCACGTTCGGCTGCGCGGCCGTCATGCTCGTGGATGTCGCCATACCCGCGGCTACTTCCTCGGGCGTCATGGCACCGCGTTGCCCCAGCGACATCAACGCGGCATTGCGGGCTACACTGCTGAGGCCATCGGCGGCGCTGCGGGCGGCCTCGCTACGGGCGTCGGCCTTCTCGATGCTGTCACTGAGGCCAAGGAAGTCCAGCATCGTTGCCATGGCGCTGCGCAGCTTGGCTATGATGGAATCGATAACCGACGTGACCTTGGCCTCAAGCTTGTCGTAGTCCCCCATGATGAGGCCGATGGCAGAGTTGTTGCCGTCCACCCAATTCCAGATGTCTTCCACGACAAGCGCGATGGCGGTCCCAATGGCCGCGATGG